AAGACACTTGGTGGCAAAAGGGGAAAGCAGGACGATGAAGTCGAGGCACCTGCCGGGTAAGGACGGGAAGGGCCGGGCGGTCGATATCGCGCCGTTGGACTCGGGACAAGTCTCGTGGGCATGGCCGCTGTATCACAAGCTCGCGCCGGTGGTTAAGCAGGCGGCGAAGGAGCTGGGTGTGCCGATTGAGTGGGGCGGGGATTGGAAGACGTTCAAAGACGGGCCGCATTGGCAGTTGCCGTGGGCTCAATATCCGTAGGAGGGAAATATGATGGAAGTTACATTACCCTGGTACAAGTCGGGCATTATGGTCGGGTTGATCGTGAGCCTATTGCTCAAGGCCGCCGTCGTTAGCGGCCTGGTGACGGAGGTCAGCGATGAACAGGCTGCGGCGGTGACAAACGCGGTGGTGCTGGTGCTGAGCGGCCTCGCCGATCTTTGGGCCATGCGCGGCCGGCTCACGCAACAGGGCTCACCGACTATCACACTGAAGAAGGGACTTAGCGATGTTCAGAAGTAGTGGTATAGCGCTGGCGCTGTTGGCACTTAGCGGCTGTGTGACGATGCAGGCGAAGATCGGCAACGCCATGTGTGATCGGAAGGAGGCGTTGCAAACGTCGCTGCTGTTGATGATCCAGAACGCAGCGTTTATTGCTGATCCGGTGGTACGTCAGTCAATGATCGGCGGCGCGCAGGCTCAACTCGATGCGCTGACGCTTTGCCCACCGGCGCCGAGTTAGGTATGGCCCGTGACGCCGTGTCGGCGGCCATACCCTTAACTGCCTCGCCATAATTCGGCGGAGTTGGTATTGGTGGTTTTCCCATTACGCTGCCTTCTGCGCCTTCGGCTCATACCCATGACCGCCTGAGGCCATAAACTGCTTCTTCAGCAGGCCCGCCCGTTCCATGGTGTCGATGACTCGCTCGACACTATGGGCCGGGATGCGCTCTGCCAGGAACTGCACTATCTTCTGCTCCGGCACAGGCTCTTGCTTCTTCACCCAAATGGTGTAAGCGAAGTGCCAGCACTCCTTCATAGCCTCCATGTCCCCACCTGAGCGCATGGACTTGAATACGTCGGGCATGAAGGTTTCTAGCTCGACCATCCAGGCGAGGGCCTGGCGAAAGTGCTCCTGCGTCAGGACGAGGTCGTTAGACTCGGCAAGCGAGGCGATCATGGCGATCTTCAGGAAATGGGAGCCTCGGCGCGTTGCATAGCCGTGGAGCCTGGGATGGTCGGGGGCCGGCGGTCCTCCAGCACGCGCCCAGGCCCGGAAGCTCTCCATGAACTCTTCCGTGAACTTCATCTCGCCCCATAACTTGTAGATTTCAGTGAGGTCGGCGACTAGCTCGTTGAACCGCTTGTCGTCGTTGTCGATGAGGGTGAACATGTCGGTGTAGATGTTTTCGCCGGAATAGCAGATGAGGGTGCGGGACATGAAGCCTTCTTCCCAGGCGCCCTCGGGCAGCAGCCGCGTGAGATACGCCGGGGTTGTGGCGGACAATAGGTTGAGCTGCGCGGCTTGGAGGTTAATGTCGATCTTCGAGGTCCGGCGGGTTTCGTGGTAACGGCCGTAGTCCCAGATGTCAGTGAGGGTGGACATGAAATCGCCCTCCCACGCCGGAAGGAAAACGCCTAGCTCATTGGGTATCACGGTTAAGGAGTTGAACTGGTTGACGGCGGGCAACTCCATGGGGCGGACGACGCGGCGTTCGGCGGCGGCAAGGGCGTCCACAAGCGACGCCTTGGTGACGGACGTAGGGGCGATATGGAAGGGCGTTTCGGGCGTGCGGATCGCGTCGAGCAAGGCATAGACGGTAGTTGTGCAAAGGGACTTGCCGATGCCCGCCGGGCCTACGAGCACGATATATTGGTTCGCGTACCACTTGCCCTTGGCCGTGCGTACCCACACCTTGCGTTCGACCGCCGCGCCCACTGTGAAGATCGCGGACCACAGGCGGTACAGGCGCGGGGAGCCCCGGTTCTCGGTATAGGCCAGGAACTGCTCGATGAAATTGCCGTGGCGCATTAGAGGACCGAAAGGCTTAGGCGGAAGGAGGTTTCGTTTCGTATCCGCATATCGGGTGCCGAGGCTTTCCATTTTTTAAGCCCGTCCACGTTATCCGGGCTTTCGTTTCCCCAGTTCCATCCGACTTTAGCCTCGGTAGGGACAAAGAACTCGCGATCGCGTTTAAGCTGCAGCCGTGCTTTAAGCGCCTCAAGCGCCCATGGGATGATTTCATCTTCAAGTTCCTCGGGATATTGGAAGAGGATGGAGTCGTGGACTTGCATAAGCAGATGGATAGGTTTGTTACTGCGCCACAGGGCCAAGATGCCTGTGTTGATAGCGTCGGCGGTCATGGACTGAGGGGCGTAGGCCGTGGCCTCGCGTAACGTAGTGCCCTCCGTCGGCCTGCCGAAGAAGAACCGCCGTCGACCGAAGAGGGTCTCGATCATGGCGAACTGCTTAATCTGGTGGGCGACCCAGGCGTGATAGCCGACAATGCAGGGGAAGGCAGCAAAGTAATCGCGCTGGAAGTCCTTGACAGCGGCGAGGGGGAACTTGGAGTGCTTAGCCATGGTTGGCGGGGTGCCGAGGTAATTGCTGCCGTGGCCGAGGACTTTCGAGGCTTGGCGGTAGGATTTGCCCCGCACGAAATCGCGCTCGGCTATTTCTTTGTCCGGCGCAGTGCCCCAGGGAAGCCGGGGCTGGACCATGCGTGTTACGGTTGTATGGAGGTCTCCGCTTTCACAAGCATCAAGATATCGACCGGCGGACTGTTCGGACCAGTCAGGGTTAGCGACAAGGATATTCCAGCAGAGTGCTCCGACATTTCTACTGTCACCTTGCTCCAGGTCGAGGTTGGCGAACTTGTAGCCTGGATCAGCGACAAAGACTGATCGAAGTGACTCGGTGACATTTTGAAGATTTGTCCCTGTCTCATAATCACTCTCCGAGCTGCTCCAGCGCCCGGTGTTGGTGCCAGCGATGTTGATGGAGGTACGCATTCGGCCATCGGGGTCGATGCCGGTCTCGAGAAAGGAGATGGACTTCGCAAGATCGCGAATGGCGAGGATGTGGGCGATGATGGGCTCGGCGATATAGTAAACGAGAAGTTTTTCCAGTGCCTCACGATCAGCGGTTCGTCCGTAGGAGCCGTCGGACTTCCGCTTCTTCTGGACTGGGAGCCCCATAACGTCGTATAGGAGCCGTCCGACTTGGTGAGGTGAGCCGGCGTTTACGTAGCCCACGCCCACGCCCTCCTGAACAAGCTGTTGGAATTGCATGTCCAGCCTAGCGCGGTCCTTACGCATCTTGCCAAGCACCTCCCGCCGCCGGTTCTGGTTGACCAGCAAGCCCCGGAGCATCATCTCGGCTACCGGGGCCTGGAGGGCCTTGGAGAACTCATAAGTCTTGCGGGATGTTTCGTCGACTAGCGGCGAGAGGTTGTCGAAGATTTCGCGCGTTAGCGCTGCGTCGAGGCCGTTGTAGACCCAGTGATTTTCATCGGACGATAAGACAGCGGGGTCAAGAAGGTCCGTACGAATGATCCTCATTAGTATTTCTTCCCGTGCTCAAGCTTGCGGTTCTCAGGCTGGTGGTCTGCGCGGCTGCGGTTGAAGAGGAGCTTTTCAGCTAACGCCCCGCCGAGGTCCAGCCCCAGCCCGCCGGCCAGATCGAAGATACGTATGAGAGCATCCGCAAGCTCAACTTCGATCATCGGCCGGTGCGGGAGCTTGTCGTCGGGGAGGGATTTGCGATGGCCCTCCATGGCCTCGGCGATTTCGCTGACGACGAGCATGAGAAGCTCACCGACGTTACGATCGAGCGGCTCGCCTGTGTTGAGGTCCGTCCACCAGCCGGCCTCACGGTTGAGCAGGTGGATGCACTCGACGGCGTCGGTGATGTCGCAGCGAAGGCGGTGGTAGTTGGGGTTCATGCACGCCTCCTACGACGGACTGTTGGATGGGTACGGGAAACTAGGGCGAGCTGCTCCAGCTCTTGATCGTTGTCAGGAAGTTGGCGGGGAGCGTAGGTAGCGCGAAAGAAGTTGAGGAGCTTCCGGGCGATCCGACGGTCGATGACGATGCGAACGGAAAGCTCTTCCGCGGTGATGTCGGGGATAATGGAGATGAGTCGTCGGGCCTGGGCTATTTCCATTTGTATGAGTTGTTCGTCGGTGTAGGTCCATGGGTCGGGTTTAGTCATGCTTGACTCCTTTTCTCATTTGCTTCCACTGAAGGTCGTTGGCGTAGACAGAGGCTAGGAAGCCGAGGCCTTTTTCCATCTCGGGTTGGAATGCGTGATGCAGTAGCATGGTGTCCTCGGCGGCGGTTGGGCAGGGGATGCGGTAGGAGCGCCAGAGGAATTGGATGTCATACATCCCGTTCTGGAAGACTGTGGGCGCTAGGGTGAGCCAATGGCGGACGTAGCGCCATGCGGCGAGTTCGTCGCAGGGGCTCCAATAGTTGTGGTCGCCTGAGAAGGTTATGAAGGGAATGACGATGGCGAGGGACTCATTCGGCGCGAAGCCGATGCAAGTGATCTGGTCGTTCCAGGTCTCGATGTCGACCGACAGCAACACGCTGTCGCGAATGAATGGCTCGAAGAGCGCGAGATCGGAGAGCGTCGGCTCGATCCATATCTCGCGCTTAGGCCGGCGAAGCTCCGGGAAGCTGCTTTCGCCCTTGGCCTTGTCCAGATCGGCTAGCGCTATTGGTCGGTTTGACCAGTCACGCGAAATGTTAGCCGGGTGATAGGTAGGGACAACCTTAAACTCCTTGCCGCAAGCTCGTGAAACTGCAGGCGCTGTTGGGGCGACATATCCACGTATCTGTTTGATACCAGAAGTATGAAGGAGGGCCCATGCAGCAGTAGCGCCCAGGGCGACGATGACGTTCGGTTGAACTTCTGCAATCTCCGTGTATAGTCTAGCCAACTGCGGAGCATATTCGTTCCTTACAAACTTGCCGCGCTGAAGCGCTGGGAGGCCGGGGATGCCGTTGGTCTTCGGGCCGCAAAGGTTGAGGATATCGTTGGAGGGACGCGGGCGAAGGTTGAAGACGTTGGTGAGGTAGCATTCGTCTCGGGCGATGCCGGCCTGGGCCAAGAGGCCGTTGAGTACGTAGCCCGCCGGCCCGACGAAGGGAACACCGGCCTCTTCTTCGGCTTCGCCCCACGCCTCGCCCAATAGCATAATTTTGCCCATTCCCGCCCTCCAAGATTTTCCACGCTAGCACAAAAGGTTGGGGAAGTCAATCCCGCTGGTCAGCTATCGCGTCCCAATTGAACTCGTCGGTGCCGCTGATGATCTGGCCAATGGCCCAGTCAACCGTTAGCTCAGTCGCTTTATGGTTCGGGCCGGCGAAGGCGTGCCATTGCTCATCGCGGAGATGAAGGTAGTTGAGGAAGGCGCGGAGTTTGTCGTATTTAGTCATTGTGGGTCTCCCGGAAGCCTCCGCCGGTCCACCAATTGGCGATGGCGGCGGCGTGGAATTCGGGGGAGAGTTCGAGGCCGAGGCCGGCTGTCGCCCCGAGCTGAAGCCCCACCTTGATAGAATTACCTGATCCCGCAGTGGGATCGAAGATCGAGGAATACTCATCACACACCATGGATAAGAAGTGCCGGAGCACGGGAAGGGGTTTCTCGCTTACGTGGATGGCGTCTGAACGATTGCCAGGGAAACCGAAAGAATTGGATCGTGCTCCGACGCTGGTAAGCTTTCGATCGCCGCGATGGCAGAAGAAAGCCGTTTCGTAAGTTCGTCGAGGCAGGCGCTGCGGGTCGGGCGCCACGCCGGAATTGTCGAGCTTGTGCCAGATAAGCGGATGATTTGCGCATGCCCAACCCATTCCTGTAAGGGCATCGTAGGTCTCCTGATAGTATTTCATATCGAACCAAAAGATTAAGTGAGCGCTTTCAGCAACAACATTATGCATAGCCAAAGCAAGGCGGTGAAGAAGACGACGATAAACATCTGGATCATCGGCGTAAGTGTCCTGGATGGCGGAATTTTGCCGAGGAGCATCAGTGACGTTAATGCCGTAAGGAAAATCACAATGGATGAGGTTAAATAAGGGTCCATCGTAGGTCTCCTGCCAAGAGTGGAAATCGGCGCAGATTAGCGGAATGGACGGGCGTTCCGGTTCCCGTAGAACTGTATCATCAGTCTCCTGTTCTCCTGTATTATCAACAACAAGTTGGATGGCAGTTGCGGATACGGAAGAAAGCTGACTTGCCCGTTTTCGCTCATTGTTCCGCTGCACGACGTTATGGGCGACGGAGAACTTATCAGCGCTGAGTACCTTTTCATTGCCCGCCTCAATCTCGCTTGCAACCGCCAAGAACCGCCCGACGCTTTGGCCGCTATAGCCGAGCGCCTCGGCCGTCCGTTCAGCATTCCATGCACTGTCTTCTTCCTTGCAAAGCTGGTGGTACGCGCGGACCGCGAGGCACTCCTCCTGCCATGTGAGGTCCAAGCGCTTGACGTTTTCTTCCAGCTCCAGCCGCTTTAGCGATTTCTCGTCAAGCTCATCGACGAACTGTACGGGGATGGCGGTCCAGCCTAGGGATTTGCAGGCGGTCCAGCGCCGTTCACCGGCTATAAGCTCGCCTTCACGGGAGATTACTGGAGGGTTGATAAGGCCGATGCGGTGGATCGACTCGGCCAAGGACTCGATGTCACGTAGCTCCCGGCGCTGGCGATCGGCGCGGTTTACGTAGATGGAGGCGATGGGGTAGGTGGAGAAGGTGCCGCTAGTCATGGGTGCTCCTAAAAAGTCGCCGGCTAGAGTGGCGTTTGGGAAGGGCTCTAGCCGGCGGAGGTTTATGACGTAAGGCCGGTTGTCCTCCAGCCTATTTCGTCAATCGAGTGGCGCGGTCTTGCCCATATTGGCGTGGAAGATCTCCGCGTCGTTCTTGTCCTGGTTCCACGCGATGTCGCCCAGGAACTGCTGATTGACGGAGGCGTTGATCGCTTGCGCGAGCGTATCCTTCTCGCCGCAGCACTTTACATGCCGCTCGAAGAACGTCCGCGCGCGGAACAGGGACTTCTCGAAATCGACCTCATCAGTCGTGTTGAACATGAACTTGACGGACGAGATAATGCCGGTGACCTCGCCCTTGTAGCCGTCCATGTCCACATTGTCGAGGGCCTCGACCGCGCGCACGGGGATGGTGAGAATTTCCCAGACCTCGTCCTTCGACTTCGAAAGCTCGGGAAGCTTGGTGATCGACCAGCGGTAGGTGCCGACCGGCGGGAGCGGCGGGCGCTCGATCTCGGAAATTTTCTTGCCGGCGGCTTCTGCGAAGTTTAGTGCCATGTTAGGCTCCTTTTAGTTGTGCGAAGATAGTGGCGAGCCCTGTTTCAAGGGGTAGCTCCTTGTCGACCTTAGGGTTCGGAGTTTTCAGGTCGATGACGCCCGTCGGAAGGGTTTTGATCTTCCGACGGGTATTCGTGCCAGCCCCGGAGGACTCGGCCAGAATGAGGGTGTTGAAGTAGGAGGAAATGGTGGGGCCGAGGGCCGAACCCACAGCGTTCGGATGGCCCTTGTGCACGCCCTCGCTGATCTCCTTGTAGTTGACGTGAGAGATGATGATGACGTTCATTTTGAAGTCGTCGGAGGTTAGCAGCGATAGCACTTTCTCGACGCCCTGCTGGGCCGTGAAGTACCACTGGCGCGGGTCTTTGGCTGTCGGGTTCATACCTTTGGCCCACTCGAACGCGGCCTTACCGAAATGCGTCAGGCTGTCGAGGACGAAGATGGTTTGGGGGTCTTCGATCTCGGCCCATTGGGTAAGGATGTCCAGGGACTTGGTGTACGCCTGGGGCGAGCCCTTAATGACGGGCCCGGCCTTACTGGCGCGATAGGCATCCCGAATGGTCTCGAACTCGACGAGGGACAGATCAGCATCGAGGGCGCGGGCGTAGTGAACGAGGGCGTCGAGGCCATTGTCCATGTCTAGCACCTTGAGCTTGTAGCCGGCCGCGACTAGGGACGCGAGACTGCCAGTCTTGCCCGTGCCGCTGTCGCCGATGTAGATGAGTTTGGTATAGTCGGAGGACTGGTGGTTATCGAGTGTAGGCACGATCGGCCTCCTGCGCTTGGGCGCCGTTGACTTGGCCTAGCACTCCTGCCAAGATACCGTTTGGCGAGCCTATAAGTGCGTTCTCTATAGTTTCCAGTTCACCATACGCTTGGTTAATGAGATAACCTACCTCTTCGAACTTGCTGATAAGGCAGTCGGTCGGCGCGCGTTTGTCCACCTCATTATCTGCAGCTCGAGGCCCGTAGATAGTGGCGACCAGCCTCCGTAGACGAGCGTTAAGGTGAAGCAGTTGCTCTTCCATTTCTTCAAAGCGTTGCATGTTCATTATCTTACCTCCAATGGGTCCCAGGTCGGGCGTTGCTCGAAATCGGCTTTCAGGAACTGCTCGCGGACGTGAGGGCTCTTCGAGCACACGTTGCGGAACTCGCAAGAACCGAACTTGTGGCACGCCGAGCGGTTACGTGGAAAATGCTGTTCCTTCGTCGCTTCTCGTGCCCGCTCGATCGTCACCATCGTGTCGTCGTACCATTCATCGAGCTGATGGTCGTCCACGAAGATGAACCCGCGCTCGAAGCGGGAGAAGCCAACGGCGATCTGCGCGCCGTCAAGCATGACCCCCTTGATGGGTAGGCCAAAAATGGCGCGGCCAGCGAATGGGTACATGCCGGAAATCTGGCTGTCGGGGTTGAAGCCTTGGAAAAAGCGCGGGGTAATCGTCGAACCAGTGGTTTTCTGGTCTTGTATGTAAGGCTTTCCAGCGTAATCCACAAGTCGGTCGAGGTGGCCAGAAAATATGAGGTCGTTATCGACCGGGAGGCGGAAGGAGTGCTCAACCGCCGCAGAGCCGTCAGACAATATGATCGTGCTGCAACTGTCATCGGCGAACTGCTCCAGGTACCAGATGATGGTGCGAATGAGGTTCTCACGCGTTTTGGCGGCGTGGTCGGAGAGCCATGGGGCGCCGCCGTAAGTTCCTCGACCATCACAGTCGGGACATTCGCCTTCGCGTTGAGTAGGCTGTCCTCCTGTACAATACGTGACTAGCCCGGTGCCCTCGCCTTCGCAAGTTTCGCAAGTTTCGTAATCCCACGTCATGTACAGGGCTAGGCTAACGACCTCAATCGTGGCCTCTTCGCGGTCTATGCCCTCGGCGCGGAGTTTGTGGTAGGTCTCGAGCGCCTTGGCATAGACGCCGCCGAAGCGGAGATGGACCGACTCGTGGATCGGGCGCCAGCCGAAGACCATGCGGTAGGCGTATTTCTGCAAGCACTCTTCGGCGAGCTTGATGGAGGTGGAGTCCCAAGCGAACTGGACGCCGTCGGTGAAGCTGGCGTTGCCGGCTGTGAAGTCGGTCATATCGAAATGTCCAACTTGCTCGCCAGCGTCGCGATCTGCTGCTGCTTTTCCGTCAACGGCTTAGTCGAGCCGGCCTTCATGTTGCCGGCGTTGAAGGCGTGGCGAGACTTGCGCATCTCGGCGATGATGGAGGAAATGTCGTCCTTGGTTAGCTCCAAAGGATTGCGGGCGAATAGCTCGGCGATGTCAGTTGTCATATCTCCACCTCCACATTCGGCGTTTCGCCGCCCTTGGCCCGGATTTGGTCGAGGAACTGTCGGATTAGGCGGCGGATCACGACTGCCGCGCCCACGTCGGGGTAGAGGGATTGGATTTCCTCGTAGTCGCCGGCGTAGAGGTTGAGCGTGTGTTTTTGTAGCTCTTCATGGGATTTCATGGGCTGTTCCTTGCTTTAGTATCCACAGGTGCTGCGGGGACAGCGGGGACAGGACGAAGGCGAGGGGCGCGAAGGCAGGGTCGGTCTTGCGCAGGGGGTAGAGTTTCTGGCGAAGGCGGTCGGGGTCGGAGGTGGCGACGACGATGCCGTAGGGGGAGGAAAGGGCCTGGAAGAGGAGCGAGGTTAGCTCAATCGTCATCGCCGTCAAAGTCGCTGTCGTCCTCGTCGTATTCGATGAGCATTGTGGGCTTCGCGCTGCCGACGGAGACGAGGGTGATGGAAGGAGTGGCGCCCGCAAGTAGGGCCTCGTGGATTTCGCGGTTGTTCTCGCGGGCGAGGTAGCCGACATGCTTGCCGGCGTAGATGACGCGCACAGCGTGGTCGTCGTACTTGTTTTCGGGCTCTGGGACGAGGGAGATGTCGTCGGCATCGGCCGGGGTGAGGCCCTTGACGGTGGCGATGGCGTCTTTGCCACGGAAAGAGGCGCCGACGAGGGTGGCGAAAAGCTGCATGATGGTTCTCCTGAAGGAAACCGGGAGAGGCGGAGTCGAACCCTAACCCCTCCCGGCCCAGCGACTTGCGCCGCTGTTAAACGTTGATGACGCCGACGGCCTCGGCCAGCTTGTCGGCCGACTTCTTCTTGCGATCGACCTCCTGCTTCGCGGCCTTGATGATGTCGTCGGTAGCGGCGAGGCGATCGATCTCGGACTGCACCTTCTCTTCCCACTCGTCCTCTGTGAGGCCCTCGGGCGCGACGTTGAGCTTGCGACCGGTGGAGGCGAGGTGGGCCTTGAGCAGCTCCTTCGCCATGCGGGTCGCTTCGCGCTCGTAGGGGTCGAGCTTACGGCCGGCGGCGACACGGGCGACGGTCAGGACATAGGCGGCGTCGATCTCGGCAACGTAGGCGGCAATCTCGCTGAAGGGCTTCTCGGCCTCCTGCATTTCCTTGATCTTGGCGCGGGCGTTGTTGCCGATGTTCTCGGCGCGGACCTGGTTCAGGGCCTTGGCCTCGGCCGGGCCGATGAGCTGGCCCTCGGCGTAGGGGGAAGAGATGTCAAATTCAATTCCGTTGATGGTTTTCATAAAAGCTCCTGTAGCGATGCCGGTGGTGGCATCATAACCATGTGCGCGAACGCGGTTGAAGTCAAGGGGTTTGTTCAGCGGGTATGGTCGTTGACGCGGTGTCGGGGGCCATACCGACGCTTCGCGTTAATCGTCTGGATAGTAATCATCATAGTCATCCGATGGGGGGTTTTCATAAATATAGAGGAGTATCTTTTCTTCTTCAACCTCAGTGAGATTGAAAGGCTTACCATCGAACGTAACCTTTTCAATCTCAGCT